AAGCTGAGCATTACTACCCTTTTTAGTGCTAACACTTATAAACACTTCTATTTTAGTACCATCAGGTATATCTTTTAGAAATGCATCCAGTCTTGTTTTCTGGATTTTTGCTGGAAAATCAAGCTCTCCATCTTTGACAGAGAGCTTTCCAAAAAAATTATTTTTCATTCTTTATATGTAAAGTTTGAGAAATGATGGCCTCCTGACCTTTGCGGTTTTTATAACCACCTTTAGTGTGTCTTACCACTTGTTTCATTTTTCCATCTTTTGAGACAGAAATTACTTTTTCTTTTACTTCTTTACCCATTTTCTTTTTCTTTTAAATATTGAACTACATCTTCTTCACATGACTTGTATGTTGTTACTGTAACATTATATAACTTTTTAAACTCATATATTGCTCTTACGCCACGCTGCATATAATGCAAATCTGTAGTGTAAACTTTACGTTTTTCTAATATATTAGTATCAGGACATCTTGCTTCTATAATTCTAAATATCCTACTCATAACCTTCATCTATTGCTTCATTTTCAATCACATCTTCAATAAACCTTGCTAAAGTGCTCCACACCATAAATCTATCAGGACCATAATCAAACATATCCCAATGATATATACCTGTTTCAAACTCTGTTTCAAATTCCTCATACAATTTTTCAGCAACTTCCATCATATATTCCCAATCTGGGATATCTTCCATCTCATCCAACTCTTTTCCACTATATTCAACTAATACTTTATTGTTGTCAACTATAGTATGCATTTCATCATGTTCTTTAACTTGCTTTAATAAGTCTTCTATTTGTTTATCTGATTTACTCATTTTTGTATTCTTTTTTCTAATAAATTAATAAGGCTTTGAACTTCACCAAAACTATCAAATCTAATTGGTGGATGTGTCTCTGCTATTGTAACATCCCAATTTTCTATTGCAAAATCATCTAACTTTGCTTCATCATTAGCACAAGATACAAATGTTAGATTTGCTACACCATGTACCCAATAGTGAAAGTCATAACCATTACCACTTTCTTTATCTTTAACATAAGTTTTCTTAAAACCTAATATTTCTAATTCACGTTCTGTCATCTCTCTGTTGTTTTTTAATTAAATACTCAATATAAAGATCTTGATCAAAATGATCCCAATATTTTTTCCATTTATCTATATCGCTCATAAATACTTTTTAAAACCATGAATACTGTATAAGTAAGTAACATTGTAATTAATACACTTACTGGTGTAAATACTTGAAGTATCCACATTATTAACGTTAATATTGGTATGGATAAGAGCAATGCCCCTATCCACATCAATATATTTCTTTTTCTTCTTTTCAATATAATTCACTTAATGATTCACTATTCAATGTATACAACCTAGCTCTTAAGCCGGCTGATTTTATTACTTTATTAGCCCATGTATTACATGTGTTTAAAGCATAATAGTTTCCTTCTGCCACATAAAATCCATCTTTAATACGGATTCTATTACCTATATCATCATATTTAAACATTATATCTACTTCAGATTTTACTTTAAGCAATTGTTCTTCAGATAATTTTACTACCTTCCATTCAGGATTACGTGTATTGTATTTAATTACACGCATACAAGATGCCGGCTTTGTAAATAAAGCTTGAAACCCAACGCTATATGTTAAATCATCCCAAGATGGAACCTCCATAAAAAATATTCTAGATCCCCATCCATATGCTGCAAAACTACCATCTTTACATGGTATAATTATATCTACATGCATTCCATTATCATGTAGATAAATTTCTTTGCTAGCATCTTTATTATATTCACCAACCGTTATATAATGTGATAAGTATATACTAAGGCTGATCATTATTACTGTTACTATTGCGAATTTCATTAATTTTTTCAATACTCTCATTATAATTGATTTAGTGGTTATTTAAATTTTACTGTGTTTTCACCTATTTTTATAAATTCATATCCGCACTTAAAGCATTTTAGATCTATTTCACTGTCTTGAGCTAATTTTTCTTTCATGCAATTTGGACATGTTATATTAGTTGATGAAAACCCTTCATATATTCTGCTTGCTTGTTCTTTGAGATACGCAGATGGGTCACCTTCATACTCTTCATTTAACATTTGAATATATATTTCTTTCATTTTACCCATTTTCTACTTCTGAGTTTAACTTATTAAGGTTTAACATTACATTTATCATTTCTATTTTAAACCTGGTACCTTTTTTTATACAACATTTACCTTTATGATGTACTATTGTAGCACACTGTTCTGCTTGAATTGCAGAATGATCACAGTATATTTGTAAACAATTGATGACGTGATCAAAGGTATTCACGTCATCATTGTATAGTATAAGCTTTGAGGGATCCCCCAACTTACTTTCATTTAATATTTCTTCCAATTCTTCTACACTCATGCTAAAGGATTAAAGTATTCTATTTTATTTTGGTCAAATGTTTCCAATGCTTTCTCAACCCACTTTTCATCTTGTGTGTCTTTATAACAAAGGATATGACATGTTGCTTTTTGATCTGGTGATAGCCTTAGAAGTCTACCTATTCTTTGCGCTGATTTTCTATTATTACCATAAGCATGCATAATAATGCCTTGACGCAAATTAGGGATAGATATACCTTCGCTAAGCTGTAAGACACAAGATAGTTTATCAATTCTTCCATCACTGAATAATTCTAAGTTATAGTCTGAATTTTTATTTCCAGAATGATAACTATGTTTACATACTCTATCAGCCTGTTTATGAGTATTGGCAAATATGATACACTTAGATGAAATATTCTTTAGAATACCTTTTAAGTAATCTTCTTTTGTAGTATATTCCATTAAACCGCGCATTCTCATAATTGCAGCCATTTGCTGTTGCTTTCCACTCATAGCCTCTTGCCAACGCCTATTTAAATAAGCGTAGTCTTTTACTTCAGATGTATACCATACTCCTCCATTCTTATTTTTCTTTTGAAGATTTGGTACTTTAGATAACTCTAGAAGATGTATTACTATTCTGTAATCATTAAGAATATTACTATCTGTTGCTTCATCTACGCTAAACTCATATACAATAGGGCAATACTTTTGAACCATTGTATACTTTTCAGATCCTTTTTTAGGTGGTGTACCAGTTAAACCTAGAACTTTTCCATTATAATTTTTAAGAAACTCTTCATGTGAAAATAATAAGTTATGGCATTCATCTAAATAAACTACATTGTAATGTGTTGGGTCAAGTTTATTTATAGATCTATAATTAACAAATTGTATTTGTTGTTTAATAACTTCTAAATCTATGTCATAATTCTCATCTGATAGATCTTTAAACTGATCTACCATCTTTTCCATTTCATCATTCCATGAGTCTATTACAGTATTTTTTGGTACCACAACTAAGTATCTACATACAGGATGGTAATTCTTTATAAGATGTTGTAATGCTATTCTAGTTTTACCAACACCCATAGAAATCCCTAAGCCACAACGTTTGTGACCTAGGGTTATTTCTAAAGCTTCCTTTTGTACTTTTTCTCTATTTGACATCTTCTAGCGAATCAGATTCTATTGGTAACGGTACATCAAACTGATGAATAGCTTGTATAGAATCTGTATATCTATGCCATTCCGTATTATCACCTCCACCGTTTTTATACCAGTTGCCTGGAGCAAGATTTTCACATCCTACTAGAAGTACAGGCATTATAGATATTAAAATACCTTTTGTTATATTTTTCATAGCTGCTTATTTTATAATTTGATTAATTCTGTAAATGTTATCATTTACTTTTGTAAACTCTTTAACATCAAAGTTTTCATTTGTTATTACAACTTCTCTAACTTCTTTTAAGCGTTCTCCAATCATATATAAGTCATGATTAGATATACACTTTCCTTCATCACATTGTTTATGGACAAATATTACTTTTTCTTTCTTTAAAAGAGATGTTAAGCACATTCCTGCAAAGAATGCGCTTAATATACTCAGTACTATTATTGTCTTTTTCATAATTAATTATTTATAAATCCACATAAGGGTGGGCTTTGTTTGACTTTTAATTAATTTATCTATTTCTTTAAATGACTCATTAGATACAGCTGGACATCCCCAACCTTCTGGAGTACCTGCAGGATAAGTTTCTTCATTTGATATCATACCCCATGAATGAAATACAACCCAACGGTTAAATGCATTAGAATTAGATTCTTCTAAACCATGTAAACTATACTTTGCATTTACTCCCCAATCACTCCAACTTCTTTTTCCTATTTTATATTTACCAAGAGAAGACATATGACTGTCTACTGTATTGCTAAATTCTGGAGATATTTTACTTTCATCACTTGCCCATGTATTATTTCCACAACCATGACTAACTAAGTATTTATGTGTAACTTTTTTTTGTTTAAAGTCATAAACATAAAACCTTTTCTTACCAGAATGAATGCTCATATCTATAAGAATACAAAAGCTCTGATTAAAATCATTTTCTTTACAATATGTTTTTGCTTCAATACCTTTATCTGCCAACTTTGTTTCTTTTTTCATTTGACTTATTGAAGGTCCTGCTATAAAGGACATTATTGCAGCTATCCCAAAAGATAATGCAATTCCCAAACTTAATATTATTATATTTTTTGTTAAATTTTTCATTATTATTTTGATTTTGATATACTAAAACCCAATTCTTTTGATTCTTCTGGGTGTGTTTCTATCCAATTATGGCAATTTCTACATACTGATAACCAGGTACTTGTATCTAATAAATATTTTCCCCTACCTTTTTTATGATGTACATCTGTAGATTTTAATGTACATCTATGAATTTTTGCTTGACACACTGGGCGATCAGTAAGCCACGTTTTACGCAGCTTACTATATTCCCTTTGTTGTTGTGCAAGTTTTTTACTTACCTTTCTCATTTTATTGTAAGAAAGTTTTTAGGTAATAAACCCGATTGCATGAACTTTAATATTAAATCTTCATACGTAATACCCAAATCTTTTAAAGATTGAGTATTTTTAAATCTTGGATCTGTTTCATTAACAGGTGCTGACAAAAGATCTCTTATAATAGAACTTCTTTCACCAAAAGTTACAAATAAATATTTATTTGCCCACTTATTGCATATTACTTGCTTCCACTCATTTATAACATTCTGACCTTTACGCCATACTTTGCTAATTCTTTTCTTCTTTTGTGGATGCATTTCTGCAACTTGCTCCTTTGAATACATATTTAATCCATGTAATACACGTTTAAATAAAAAATGTTGTTTAGGATTGAGTTTTGTGTAATCCAAACGTTGTATGTTTGGTTTGTTTGCGCAGTATGACTCATAAATGCCATAATAAATAAATCTGCTTTCTCTTTGATTTAACTCAAGTATTGCTTTTTCATTTTGCAATAATTGTTGTTGATTCTGTGATAACATAATATATTGGTTTTAGTTAATAAAAATAAGGTCCCTCCGCTATGATTTTACGGAGGGATACCTTGTACGCTTTATATCAGTGACTCTACACTGCCCAAAAGTGCTGCATTGGAACTAGTCCTGCTGTAAGTTATTGGATTTTATAATTCAAATGATTGATCATCTACTTCTACTTCATCTGGTGCTTCTTCAACCTCTTCAGTAGTATCCTCTATAGATAATGAATCTTCTTCTACTGATTCTTCAGCATCTTTAGCGCTAAACTCATCAGCAGCTATTGCTTCAGCTCCTGCACCTTCTGCATTTGCTTGTCTAATAGCATCACCATTAGCATGTGGAATAAATGCATCTGCTTGTTCACCTGTAACATCATAGAAAGTTGTTCTATAAATAGGCTCTCCGTCTGCAGTACAGCAAATAATACCAGTTTCACCGGCAATTTTGAGATCTCTATCAGGATCTGACATACTAAATGGAGTTGTAGACTCTTGTACTACAATTCTACCATCTAATTTCTGATTGTTTTTAAATTTAAAAGACTTTAAATCTTCTAGATTACCAAGAATTAAGGCACTACGTGTCTTCTTTTGAACCCAACCTGTTGCACTAAAATTTACTGCATCTTGAGTTACTCTTACATATCCAATTTCTGGATTTTGTGATTGACGTATAACATTACCGTTATCATCAGCAACCACGGTCACTTTGTTTTTTGACATAATAAAAAAATTAAATTGTTGTTTACTTTAGAATGAAAATATTCTAAATATCATCTGGATAAAAATCTGGATCAATCATTTTATCTTCATCATCTATTTCATATAGAGTTGGTTCATAATCATCATCTTCTTCAAACGCTTTTTTAGCTGTTTTTAGTTCTGATGCAAATGAGTTGATAAAAGGATTGTTAGATTCTTCTTTTGTATACTGAACGCCTAGTCCGTTTAATTCATTGATTTCCTGATCAGATAACTGTAAGTATATCTCAACAGAACATTCAATTATTTTTCCGGATGGTAGTTGTATAATCATGGTTAATCATTAACCAAATATAACAATTAAACATTCATTTTATAAAGCATATATATAAAATTAAAGTTATTAATTAAAAATAAATAGCAGTATTATAGCTAACTCACTTAAGTTTAATTTTGCGACCTACTCTTTTTAAGTAATTTTGGTCCTTTAATTCTTTAATATAGACAGATATTTGGGTAGTACTCTTATTACTTATATCTGCTAATGTTGATATTGATGGGTAACATTCCCTAGATTTATCAGCATAGCAACATAGTAATGCATATAAACCTTTTGCTTGTATTGATAACTCAGGGTCCGACATTACATCATAGTTTACTATACCAAATCTTTTCACTTCATATCTTTTATTTCAATTACATATTTAGATTTAATATGATCATATGCATCATAATCATTTAGTTCTAAAAGTTTATCATCTTTGAATCTATATTTTTGATTCATTTCATCTCCAAAAGATAATTTTTTATCTTTTAAAAAACCTTTAAGTCCATTATATGTTTCCCATTCTTTTTCAAATAGTTTAGGTGATATCTGTGCCATAATTAAAATGTTTTATATTCTTTTTACTTATTTTAGTTAATCTATAGGATGATATAGTGCAATCTCTTTGCACAAGATTCTTATTATCATCATGTAAAAATAAAGAACATTTCATTTTATGATAATATGGATTAAATTCAGATCCCCAGTCATCAGATGTTTGCACTTGACCATAGATATAACCATCAAGATATAATCCCATATCATATAATTGATCTAAATTAGTTGACCCGCCAAATTCTTTTTCATCCCAAGGTGTTTTAAAATAACAACCTTCAGTTAGAAATTCAAACTTTTCTTCAGTCATTGCTTTAGCTAAATATTCTATTTGCACTCTACTCAATGTTCCTGCAAGTAATTCTGTTACATTTTTATCTGCATCATCTCTTAATATTTTATTAAGCACTAAACTGTTTATTCTAGCATCAATAGTTCTCATATTAATAGTTTATATATGCAAATAGTATTACTACTACTGCTGTGATTATAAAAATACTAAGGGTTTCCATACCCGCTGTTTCTACATTATTCTTCATAATTCTATTTTAAAAGATAAAAGAACAGGGACAAACCAATGTCCCCGTTCAGTTATCTACCACTCATCAACCTAACCTAAATGTTGACTTTAAATACTGGTGTTGTTAGTATACGGTATACCGTAAATTAAATATTGATAGGTAATATTAGTTGATTATCTTCTATGTCACAAGAAGTTAGTTTAGTGTAGTCTATATTCTTAAGCCATTCTCTTACTTGAGCCCATTTATATCTAAGTTCAGCAAACTTATTTATATTTTCACGGTGACCTGTAAAATTTAGACCTTCACATTTAATCTTAAAAGATATATGTGCATGATTAGGCATTATAGTTAATTCAAAATCATCTCTTTTACATGATTGCGATAAAGGAAGTGCTAAATTTTGAATTTCAGTACAATATTTATGAAACCATATAGGATTTCTAGCACTAAATGGATAATATGTAAATAGTGTATCCGTTGTATTATCATTTATACAGTACGTACTTAATACTGATTGAGAGGAAAAATAATTTTGTGATAAAGTTAACGTTGTACCTTCTCCATAATTTTGTTGTACTAAATTAAAAGTATGACCCTTGAATAACTTTCCAGGGTCACCTTTTAATATATTTTTATATGACATATTAATCATTATCTTCCATAAATGCCGCTCTCTCAGGCGTCATTATTTGATAGGTGATCATAGTTTTACTATAATCTGGTTTTTTATCATAACGATTTTGACCATATGCATCACAATGTACATATCCTGCACATGAACTCACTAGTAATGCAAATATACTTACGCCCACAAACCATGAGCAAACATAAAATACTGGGTTTTTTAATAACTTTTTCATTTTGTTAGATTTAAATAAATAAAAATGGTAGCCTACTCTTTTTCGGCTACCAATACATCTGTTCCCTCATCTTTTCTCTTAAATGCAATAGCATCAGATGGTGTATAATAAGGCTTACCATTTCTTATATAGATATATAATATATCATCTTCTTCTTCCATCTCTCTCTTCATACGCTTATGCTTTAACATACTCATTTTTTAGTTCTTTATGGATCCTAATACAATATCTTAAAGAGAAACATAGAAATAAAATAGTTAAATCTCTTTCTTTGCTTTGTTTATAAGAATGTCTTTCATATCCAATTGCTAGACCAATAAATGGACCCATTTCTACTTCAATTCTCCTAGTTCTTTTGGGAGTTACTTTTCTACTTGATACAATACTTTTCATTTTTGATTGATTTTAGGGTTAATATTAATTGATTGTAGTTGTTAACTGCTATAGCATGTTCTTCTTCTGTAATTCTTTCTTGAAATAGATCTTCATTAGACCATTCAATAAAATCTTCTACATCAGATATAGCTTCATTCAGTTTAACGTCTTGTTGATAGGCACCATTTAATAAAGTGCCTATCATAAATATTATTGTCTTCATGTTATATCATTTTGTTTTTTCTTAATTGCTTCAAGCTCTCTTTCACGCTTTGAATAAACAGCTGCTAATATGCAAGCCATAATACCAGATGATATTGCATACCACATAACAATATCATTATCAGCAATTATATTTTTGCTAAATAGTGATATGTAAAGTGGTGACATAAATTGTAATGCTAAAAACATTATAGTAAATGCTAAAGGGTGTTGATTTTTCATAATAAATTATTTTGATGAATGATTATCCCGGTTTTCACCGGGACTTTTCTTATGCTTGGCTTTTCTTGTGTACTTTTTTTTGTTTTTGTAGATCCTATGTTTCATGGCATCCTGTATCTCACCTTGAGTTACAGTTATCCGTTGAAGATTGGACTGTTGATTAGATTTTTTACACATAGTATTAATGCTCCAATTAAATAAATTGCAAGCAATACTTTTTCGTATAACTTTAGTTTTATTTTAGTCATGCTGTTTCTCCTGGTAACATAGGTGCTAACATGCATCCCCAAAAACAATAACAAAGTACAAAGGCCATAACTTCACCACCACCAAGCAGTGCGGTAAAGGTCCCTAACAATAGGGTAAACCATAGATAATAAATAAATGATTTCATGATTGATTGATTTTTGATTGAGTCCATATTAATAATGAAGACAATCCGATGATTAATAAAATGTTCATAATGGTTAGATTAAGTGAATAAAATAAAAGAGCTGAGAGCTTGACTCTTTACGTACAGATTAATTAACTTTTCAGTAATTATCTCACACAGTCCATTTCGGGTCTGTACTGCACATGTTCACGGATTAAGATGTCCGCCATCACTACTAAAGTGGTCATAAGTTCACTTTCATACCGCATGCCTTACGAGCTTAAGAGGGTGTCCCCTCACTACAGATACTACCGGATTCCTTCATAGCAAGCCTTGCGAGCTATCTATGCCTCCATATTACAGAAGGATAAGAACATTGTTGCCTTTAGTGGGCTCACAATAGTCTCCAAACTAATTTTGCTTTCTTCATTTGTTTATCTTGTTTAAATGTGCCAATCTAATGGCTAAGTTAGGATTCAGGTTAATGATAAGAGGCGCTTAGAGTTTATGTAATCATGCTTCCTTTTGGGAAGTTTAGACTACTACTCCTACCTGCTTTTGCTTGTCACGGCTACTCACTAAACTATTATCTATATGAACACGTGATTTCTCACAGCATTCTAGATGCAAATTCTAATACCAGCTCTAAGTGCGACAACACCATAGTACCAATACCTATCTCAATTCTTATTGCCTTTTAAGCTCAAGAGCATGCCTGTCATACTCTCCACACAACTCACGCACCCGAAGGGATTTGACGCTGCCGTTACATGGATATTGAAATACTCTTCTATAAAATACATATAGCGAACTATATATATCTCCACAGCCTTTCAAGTTGCTGATAGATTTATACCATTACTGGTTTATCTTAACGCCATGAGAGCTGGCGAACATTTCTATAGACACTAATGCTACCTCAAGGATAGACATAAGCCACGGCAATGTTAAGCGTTCCAAGGATTCTCACCTTAGCTTTACACAGGTAGTTAGTAAAGACTGAATTCAATGTATCTTCTTTCAACTAACAACGAGACTATGCTGCATCTTGTCCCTGTGACCATAGACGTAGTGATCAATTACGATTATGGATTTTATAAAAGGGGAACGTCCCCTAATGTTTAGTATTCTCTTACAAGGTTGCAACCCTTGATCCATACCCTTTGTTTTCAGCTAGAATTATACCGACATTGATATAATTATCTTAATAACATTACTGCAATTGGATAAGAGAATAATTTATAAGGGTGTGATTGGTATCTCTCATACGCTATTTAGATGCTTATTTCAACATCCACCGTGATACCTGATATTTATAATGCGTATCCCTTAAAGTTTACACACCCTTAATTAGATAAGCACAGAGTGGATGAGGTGATCAAGACTCAAGGACTCTGTGCCCGTTTAGTATTTTTATCCATGGCATCTTGAAGTTTCTGTAAACGAATACGCTTACCTTCTTCATATGCTTCATGGCATTGTTGACAAGTGTGAACATCATCACACTGACATGTTAATTCTGGATGGATACTATGTAGAGCAGCCATAAACTGTGCATCTTCAAACATCATAATAATAGTTTTAAATTAATAAATAATAATTGTAGTATTTCCTGATGACGTTGTTTCCACAGTGCACTGCTACGTAATAGTCTAAGATAACCTATCTTGCTAACTCGGCATATACTACAAATTCCGGGTTCTATTATATAAACTCTATAGAGAGAGAGAATACAATAGATAATAAGTAAAGCAGTTTGTCTACTTGCTTAGGTATACAACGAATATCACGTTCTTTCTTTAGTTCTTAGCATGTGTTGACGGTATCTTTCTCTACCAGATGTTTAACGTCACTCTCTGAACCCTGTCAATATAGTTTACAACTACATGCAGTTAGCCATATATATATTATGGACTAACTAATTTCTTATTGGATGCCAACCCAATGATTATGGCAAATGAGGTGTCACATTAATAATGCAACACACATTTAATTAAATTAAACCATTTCTGTTGCCAAGCTGGTTAAACTCCGTCCACTCTGTGGTTAATGTTGCGCTTTCCGGCAACAATACATGAGGATAATGGCTTCCTACCCATTATCGTTGGTTAACCACTCAATTGGAGTGATTACACCATTATGTTCTGTGTACATAATAAATTGGTTTTAGATTAAACAATGAGTAATGCTTCTGTTCCCAGGCACATGCATTAAGCCCGGCTACACTTATGGTAGCAATAGTTTCCCACAACTAGACAACCCCGAAGGGCTAGACAGTTTAGCTACGGCTAAACGTGTCTAGGGTGTTGGCACCGCCATCACCTTGGAGATGTAGCATGTACGATCCAGCGTCTGGATCTCCTTCTACATCAACCCACGTTACACGGAGGTCAGCAGATAACTTTGTTATCTTGGTGTTAACTCTACCTGTAACGCTGGTACCCTCAACAGAGAAGAACTTCTTCTTTGTTTTGGGGCTGACGACTAACTTGATAGTGTTAGCACCTTGCTTGATTAGAAAATCTACTAGAGATTGAGAATCATCTTGTGAGAAAATTAATTTTGATTGTGACATAATTAAAATTTTTAGTTACACGCATGAGGGGTATCCCCATGTCAAACTATAGCCGGGGAGCAGAATGCTAGGACCCTATAAGCATGCAACACATACAACTTTTTTACAGGGGTGGGGATAAAATTTTGAAATAAGGATTAGGGGGACTGAGCAAAAATGAGTATATTATTCATATAAAGAAGTAGCTATGGAGGAACCAGAATTCAATGAGGAAGACAGATTAACTGAAGTAGAGAGAATGGAAATAGAACGTCTTATGTTAAGTGCTGCCTATGAGAATTCTTATAGAGTACTCACTAATAAGGTGGAGTTTGAAGATCTCTTAGAAGAAAAGAGTGATTTGGGCGTTAGTGCTCTTATGGCCTATGATCCTCTTAAGGGAGTCCAGAAGGAAGAGCTTGAAAACATTATTACCTTTTATATAGATCTTGATGAAACAGAATATTATCTCCGTTGTGCTGAACTTAAAAAGATAATGCACGAAATATATCCTGAAACTCTTAATTAATTCGCAAGCAGTCGTAATACCTATAAGTAAAAAAATATTAAACTTTAATTAGTTAAACTTTTTTTGTATATTTGATCAAAATATAAATATCAAATATTATGAGTGAAGAAACCAACAAAGAGCCTATGTCAACAGAAGAGGCTAACAAGAAACGTAAAGAAATTACGGATTGGTATAAGAAACAAATACCTCATCTAAAAGCACAAGCGGAATATGAACGTCTTATGACGCAAATAGAAGAATCTCGTGCTAAGAGAATGCAAGCGCAAGCGTTTTTAGCAGACGCATATATGCAAATGGAGGGAGCTAAAGAAACCCCTGATGAAATGTCAAGCAATCAGAAGGAAGCTGCAAAAGATTTTGAAGCAGCTAAGGGTAAAAGAAAACTTAAGGTAGAAAAATCTGAATCATGATGAACAAACTTTTAAAAAAAGGTGATAGGGGTCCAGATGTAGTTCGTCTACAAAAGATCCTTAACATAATTCCAGACGGAGCGTTTGGACCTAAGACTGAGAAGGCTGTAATGAGGTTTCAACTTGAGAAACAACTAAAGGTTGATGGCATTGTTGGCTCAAATACTTGGCATATGTTAAGCTTAAGTAAATCTAGCGGTGAAGCTATTGATGAAGACACTGATCTCAATAGTCAACATTTTACTACTAACTATGATCAACTGATTCATAGGCATTACTTATATAAAGGGGAGTATGTAAACAAACCCGGAAAGTTAGAGTATTGTTTTTTACATCATACTGCGGGAAGAGAAAACCCATATAGAACTATTGACCATTGGAATAAAGATACCAGGGGTAGAGTTGCTACAGAGTTTGTTATAGGGGGTCAATCTCATAAAACAAGTAATGATGAGTATGATGGTGTAGTAGTACAAGCTTTTCCAGAAAGTGGATATGGGTGGCATTTAGGTAAAACTGGATCAGGTCGTATGAATAGACATTCTATTGGTATAGAAATATGTTCTGCAGGATGGCTATCTCAGGATCCCGGTACAGAAAATTACCTTACTTATTTTAAATCTAAGGTTGCAAAAGATCAAATAATAAAGTTAGATGAGCCTTTTAGAGGAAAGCTTCATTATCATGTATATTCTGATAAACAAATAGAAGCAGTAGAAAAATTATTAAGATACATTGCTGAAAGAGATCAGATTGATATGAGACTTGGGCTTAGACAGTGGATTAAAAAATATGGACCTAAAAAAGCATTTGAGTTTCAAGAGGATGCATATTATGGTAAAGTAAAAGGGTTGTTATCGCATACAAACGTAAGACGAGATAAATCTGACATTTATCCAGATGAAAGAATTGTAGATATAATTTTAAATTTATAATAATGGCAGAAGTAACTAAGATATCAAAGAAAATTAGAACGAGTTTAGATAAAACTCTTAAATATCAAATATTGACATATTGTTTTTTTAATAACATTCAAGTTAGTATGGCGGATTTAGATTGTTTAAGTTTACTTGCTAGTCTTGGGGAACATGAACTTACTGATTTTTGTAAAATAGCTGTAGATAATGATGTGTTTAAAAGTGCCCAATCTGCAAGAAATGCTGTAAATAAAGCAGCTAAAAAAGGCCTAATTACAAAGAATGGAAAAAGTAAGAAGAGCATTTTACTATCTCAAAAAATAAAAATAGAAAACAATGGAATAGTGTTACTGGATTTTAAAATTTTAGGTCAATGAATCCAAAAAAACATAAAGAATTTAAAAAAAAAATAGCAGATGAAATAGAAGTACATGACTCCGCTGTAGATGATCTTGTATCATTTTATTATGCACGCATAAGAACCGCATTGTCTAACTTAGAAGATACTAGAGTATATGTTGAAGGGCTTGGTACATTCTCAATACGTAAAGCAAGGTTAGAAAAAGCTATAGTAAAGAATAAAAGTTATTTAGGAAATCTAGACAAACAAACTTATAAAGGATATTCTAAAAGCATAAACACCAAAAAGAAAATAACAAAGCTTGAAGAAGTACTTAAGAAAATTGAAGATACTTATATAAAAAGAAGAGAGTTCAAAGAAACAGGCCATGAAAGCAATAAAAAAAATATTCAGGAATAGAAAACAAATTCTAGAAGGGATAAAAAATAAGTTATTCAAGAAAGAACACGTAGAGGCTATAGCTAAAGATAGATGGCAGATATGCATCAAATGCGGATCATTAGATGTAGTTGGTGATAAATGCGTGATGCCAGGAACTCAACCATGTTGTGGTGAATGCGGATGTAGTATGGGATTTAAACTTAGATCTCTATCTAGCTCTTGTCCAATAGACAAATGGAAGGCTGTATTAACAGAAGAAGAAGAAGATGAATTAAATAAAAATATAGAAGATGCGCAAGACAAAAAACAATCTGAATAAACTCAGACAAACTAAAGAATATTATGTACCTAAAGTAGAGTACAATTATGTAACAAAAGATCCAAACTTTAAGGAAAAGGTTGCAAATTTAAGAAGGTCATTTCCAAATGATAAAGAATTTGGGGCTGCTGTAGCAAGTTTATTACTAGAAAATGCTAATGTAAACTACCCTGGGGTACAAAATTTATAATTATGGCGTTACAATTTAAAGAAGAAGGTCATATTTATGAAAGTATAGACCAAGATAAAATAGAATGGAAGAGTGTTACATCTTTAATTAGCATGTTTAAGGAGCCATTTGATAGTAAAGCTATAGCTAAGAAATCTTCTAAAAATAAAAAATCTAAATGGTACGGCATGACCCAAAAAGAAATATTAGATGCTTGGGAAAATGAAAGTAAACGAGCCATAAAGCTTGGGAACTTTTATCATAATCAAAGAGAAGCTGATTTTTTAGCATTAGAAACTATAGAAAGACATGGCGTTGAGGTTCCTATTATTAAACCAATAATTAAAGAAGATGGTGTTAAGATTGCTCCAGAACAAAAGCTTTTTGATGGCGTATATCCAGAACATTTTGTTTACTTAAAATCTGCAGGTTTATGTGGTCAAGCAGATCTAGTAGAGATTGTAAATAATGAAATTAATATTACAGATTACAAGACAAATAAAGAAATAAAAGAAAAAGGATTTACAAACTGGGAGGGTATAACCAAAAAGTTATATAATCCAGTATCTCATTTAGATGATTGCAATCTAAACCATTATAACTTACAATTGAGTATTTATGCGTATATTATTAAAAAGCACAATCCTAAATTAAAAATTGGAAAGCTTCAAATACAGCATGTAAAGTTTAAACAAGTTGGTGAAGATAAAAATGGATATCCAATCAATGAACATGTAAACGGAGAACCTGTATTAGAAGAAATTATTATGTATGATTTACCTTATTTAAAAAATGAAGTAACATCTATTATTAACTGGCTAAAAACAAAATAAAATGGCATTACTTCCTGCAGATGAATTAGTACAATTCACATTTATAGAAAAGGTGACTACTACCAGTACACAAATGACTACTCCTGGTCCAAGTACAAGTCAAACGGTTGGGAATCCTCCTAATCAAACTACAATCAATATACCAGGTACACCATCATATCCTGAAACAACACAAAATACTACTGATGTTTCAGTACCTGGATTTTTATATATTCGTCAGATAGTTTCTTTATCTGTACATATCAATGATGCGGGAAATGTTCAGCCCAGCAGAACAAATGTAGCATTGGCAGATGGTAATACAAAGATTGTAGCGGCTAATATAGCTTCTGTATTGGATGATATAACAGATTAAATATGATGACTAAATTATTTGATATTCAAAATGACAAAGTAGTAGTAACAGAACACTGCTATAGTTTAAGTTTTTTAAAATCCATTATGGATGAATATCCTAAAACACACATGGCTATATATCAATACTTATTCTACATGACATGCCCAGACCCTGAAGCTAATCCATTCTTTAATCTACCTGAACATGAAAAAGAAGATATTATTATAGAAGAAGTTGGTTTAGAAGAGTCAACAGAGGATCCGAAAATAAGATATGCTTTGGATATGTGCATGAAATTGTATGAAACTCCTACATTTAGAGCATATATGGGTATAAAAAAGGCTTTAGATAATATGGCTACATATATGGCAAATACTCAAATAACAGATGGTAGAGATGGTAATATTAGCCAAATTAGAGCTGTAGCAAAAGACTTTGATGCAATACGCCAATCATTTAAAGGTGCATATAAAGACCTTAAAGATGAACAAACAACTTCTGTAAGAGGAGGGCAGGGATTAGCTTATGATCAATAAAGAAAAAGATAATTTAATTTTTTTATACTGGGATGAACCCAAATACAAAACAAAATCAAATAAAAATGACAAAACAAAGAGTAGTGCCAATAGGAAGGAAAGTTCTAATAAAAAGTAAAACTCCTTCTCAATATTATGCGGGAACAACAATACTAAAAACTGAAGTAACTAATGAATATATTGCAGAAGTAGTGGCCGTTGGAGATGCTGTAGATGGAATAGAAGTAGGAGATACTGTTAAATATTCAGAGCACGCAGATGGCATAGAGATGAAGCATGATGGTGATAATGTTCTATTAATGAACTATGATATGATATTTGCAAAAATCATAAATGATTAAGAAAGTACCTACATATGAGAATGGTCAATGGACTGAAACCACTTTTGCAAATGATGAAGAGTGGTTAAATTTTTTATTGCCTTTATTCAAAGAGCCGGGTAAGTATGAGTTTGATGAAACAGCTCACATATTTAATGAGCAAGCTAGAATATTTAATACCCAAGGTTTTTATTGCAACTCTCCGTTTAGATCTAAAGATTTTATTAAATATTGGAATGATCAAAAAGATAAATGCAGAAATGGCGCAATATACCGCAATAATGGTAAAACTTGGTATCTAACTAGAGATTACTATATGTGGCTAAACTTTCTTCCTATTTATGATAAAGAAGAAAAGGCTTATGGCTTTGCTAAAGTTAGAGATGCTCAATATCACATGGCATTATATGAAATAATAGCAGAATTAAATAATAAACATGCTGCTATATTTAAAAAACGTCAGATAGCATCTTCTTATTTTCATATGGGTAAAATAATTAATACTTATTGGTTTGAAGAAGGATCTGTCTGCAAGATTGGTGCTAGTTTAAAAGACTACATAAATGATAAAGGTTCTTGGAAGTTTTTAGAAGAGTATAAGGATTTTCTCAATGAACATACGGCTTGGTATAGACCAAGTAACCCGGAAAAAGTTTTACTTTGGCAGCAGCAAATAGAAGTCAGAGTAGGTAACAGGAAAACAAGTAAAGGGTTAAAATCAAAGATACAGGGTGCTTCATTTGAAAAGAATGCAACAACTGGTGTTGGTGGTCCAACAACTTACTTCTTTCACGAAGAGGCGGGGATTGCTCCAAAGATGGGGGATACATATGAGTACTTACGTCCTGCTATGTCTTCTGGTATGATGACTACAGGTCAATTTATTGCAGCTGGATCAGTTGGTGACTTGGATCAGTGTAATCCTCTTAAGGATATGATACTCAATCCTACAAATAATGATATATACGCAGTTGAAACAAACCTTTTAGATAAAGATGGAACGCAAGGTCTTTCGGGATTATTTATTCCAGAACAATGGTCAATGCCGCCATACATAGATGATTATGGTAATTCTAAAGTAGAAGAAGCTCTAGAAGCAATCATGATTGAAAGAGCTGAATGGAAGATAAAACTAAACCCAGAACAATATCAATTAAGAATATCACAAAAACCTACTAATATTGCTGAAGGGTTTGCATATAGAAAAGAATCTATATTTCCACAAGGTATTATTCAGAAGCAATTAAAAAGAATTGAAGATAAAGAATATCACTATGAGCATATAAAACTTGAAAGAACTCAAGAAGGTATAAAAGCAAGTAGAACTTCTAAGCTGCCAATATTAACTTTTCCTGTAGATAAAAAAATGCAAGATAAAACAGGATGCTTAGTGGTGTGGGAAAGACCTATTAAAAATCCAAGCTGGGGATCTTACTATGCTTCTATTGACCCTGTATCAGAGGGTAAAACAACTACATCAGACTCATTGTGCTCTATTTATGTTTACAAAAATGCTGTAGAAATAACAAGAGAGTCTCCAGAAGGAATAGAGCATATTATTGAAAAAGATAAACTAGTTGCTGCATGGTGTGGTAGATATGATGACATAAATAAAACACATGAGCAATTACAATTAATAATTGAATGGTATAATGCTTGGACTGTAGTGGAGAATAATATATCATTGTTTATTCAATATATGATATCAAAGAAAAAACAAAAATATCTTGTACCAAAACAACAAATTCTTTTTCTAAAAGATATAGGATCAAATAAAACAGTATACCAAGAATATGGTTGGAAGAATACAGGAACATTGTTTAAATCTCATTTGATATCATACGCTATTGAATTTTTAAGAGAAGAAATTGATGAAGAATTAGATCAGGATGGTAATACTATTAGTAGCACTTTAGGTATTGATAGAATACCAGACCCCATGTTGTTAAAAGAAATGCTAGCATATCAACCAGGCGTTAACGTGGATAGGTTAGTATCATTTGCAGCCTTAATTGCATTTGTCAAAGTTCAACAGTCAAATAGAGGATATTTGAAGATTAAAGAAACAGACTCTTCCTTGGAAAAGTCACAAAATTTGTATAAATTAAAGTATAGTCCGTTTAAAAATATAGGACGTAAGAAGTCAGCCTTATCAAAGAAAGGAAAAAGAAGCGGATTTAAAAATTTTAGATAATGAAGGTATTTAATGCATTGCAGCTAAAAAATGGTGCTAAAGGTGAAGGTTATCCAACCTCATCTAGTTTAACGCAACCAATACAATTTTTACCAGCCAAGAAAAAAAATGATGATTGGTATGCTTGGAATATTGATTGGCTTGAACTACAAGGTATTGAGTTTATACGGCAAAATGCTAGAAAACTTTTAAAAAACTATAAACTAGCCAAAGGCATTATTGATAAGTCAGATTATATTGTAGAGGAAGATAATGACTACAAAGAATTAATGGATGTTTTGACAAAGGAAGATCAAAGTGCCTTAGAGCTAAAGTTTTATCCAATAATACCAAATGTAATCAATGTATTAACTGGAGAATTTTCTAATAGATTTTCTAAAGTTCAATTTAGAGCAGTTGATGACACGTCATATAATGAAATGCTTGAGGACAAAAGGGCAATGGTTGAAGAGAACTTATTAGCTGATGCAACCGCAAAGCTTGTAGCAAAGATGGTAGAAATGGGAATGGACCCATCATCTGAAGAAGCTCAACAGCAATTAAATCCAGAAGCTATAAAATCTCTTCCAGAAATAGAAGACTTTTTTTCTAAAGATTATAGAAGCTTGGTTGAAGAATGGGCTTCACATCAGCTAAAAGTTGATGAAGAAAGGTTTAAAATGCAAGAGCTTGAAGAAAGGGGCTTTAGAGATATGCTCATAACAGACAGAGAATTTTGGCATTTTAAAATGCTAGAAGATGATTATGATGTTGAGCTTTGGAATCCTGTTTTAACATTTTATCAAAAATCTCCTGATGTTAGATATATTGCTAATTCTAATTATTCAGGTAAAATTGATTTAATGACTGTATCTGATGTAATTGATAAATATGGTTATTTAATGACAGAAAAACAATTACATTCACTTCAAGAAATATATCCAGCTAGATCTGCACAATACCAAGTTAACGGTATGCAAAATGATGGTTCTTACTATGATCCTTCAAGATCTCATGCATGGAATACAGAAATGCCAGGTTTGGCTTACAGACAATTTGTAAGCAATTGGTCAGATGATCCAGCCAGAGGCGGGGATATTGTTAGCATGATTCTAAATGAAGGAGAAGATGTTGGTGTATGGGGTGAATCAGAACTAATGCGTGTTACAACTACATACTGGAAAACGCAACGTAAACTTGGCCATCTTACTAGAATTAAGGAGAATGGTGAAATGATTCAGGAAGTGATTGATGAAAATTATAAAGTCACAGAAAAACCTATATATGATAATACCATCTTTAAGCAAAAAACTAGAGAAAATTTATTGCAAGGAGAGCATATTGATTGGATATGGATTAATGAAGTTTGCGGAGGGGTTAAAATTGGACCAAATCTTCCAGCGTTTTGGAGATCAAACATGGGAGATAATATAAATCCAATATATCTCGGAATTAACAGAACTAAACCAGGTAGAATACCATTTCAGTTTAAAGGAGATTCTACACTTTATGGATGCAAACTTCCAGTTGAAGGTAGAGTATTTTCAGATAGAAATACTAAATCAACATCTCTTGTTGACTTAATGAAGGCATATCAAGTAGGTTATAACATGGTTAATAATCAAATTGCTGATATACTTGTTGATGAACTTGGTACAGTTATTATGTTTGATCAGAACGCCTTACCTAGACACTCAATGGGCGAAGACTGGGGAAAACATAATTATGCAAAAGCATATGCAGCTATGAAAGATTTTAGCATGCTTCCTTTAGATACTTCTATTACAAATACAGAGAATGCTACTAATTTTAATCATTATCAAACTCTTAATTTAGAGCAAACCAATAGAATAATGTCTAGAATACAGCTAGCTAATTATTTTAAACAACAAGCATTTGATGCAATAGGTGTAAACCCTCAACGTTTAGGTGCGCCTATGGGCCAAGAAACAGCAACTGGTATTGTAAATGCAATGAATCAATCATATGCGCAGACAGAAATGTATTTTACTCAACATGCAGATCAGCTTATGCCAAGAGTTCATCAAATGAGAACTGACTTAGCTCAATTTTATCAAAGCACCAAACCTAGTGTAAGATTAAGTTATATTACTAGTGAAGCTGAAAAAGTAAATTTTGTAATTAATGGTACAGATTTATTAATGCGTGACTTCAACATATTTACTACAACTAAGGCAAATCATAGACAAATCTTAGAACAGCTTAAACAAATGGCTATTCAAAATAATACTACAGGTGCTAGTATTTATGATCTTGGTAATATTATTAAAGCTGAATCAATTGCAGAAGTATCAGACATTCTTAAAGATGCTGAAATGAAAACTCAAGCTCAGAAACAACAAGAAATGCAGCAACAACAGCAAATGCAACAAGAGCAATTACAAGCTCAACAGCAACAAGAACAAATGAGAATTCAAGCTGAAGCTGAAGAAGCTGAGAAAGAAAGGCAGAAA